AGAGGATAATAAACTAAAAGAAGGCTCAAAAGAATATATAGAGCAAGTAAAAAGTGAGCTTGAATCTTTAAAAGGATTAGTTAAGCCTAATATTTCTAGAAAAGAATTTGAAGATAATGTAAATAAATTTTTAAATATATCTAGAAAATTAGGAATTGAGTCAACTAAACAAGGATTAATGAACTATCTTGATGGAGAAGGTACTTTTTTCTTTGATACAGACAAGCAAATAGATTTATTATCTAAAAGTATAACTCAATCAATAATTGCTGTTAAATCAGCTTTAAAAAACTTTTCTAAATCAAGCGTTGATTTTAAAAATCCTTTTGATAAAGAAGGTGTTTTTAAAAAAATGGCTAAAGCTGAATCATTCTTTATGTCTGAAGGATCAGATGCAAGTATATGGTCTTCCGGAAAGAATAAATGGTTATTCTCATATCCATCTTATTTATCTACAAGAATAAAACAATGGCAAAAAAATCCAGAACTTTTAAAAAACTGGAAAAATGCTTCTGCATACAACAAAGGCTCTGCTTTAATGAAATATTTGCTAGCTGAAGACTTAGATCCAAACATGACTTATGAAGATAGTGATGTTAATAGTATTATCAAAGAAAGATTAGAAGGCTTAAAGTTAGGTATTTTTAATACATTTCAAGATAATGATGGTAATTATAGTGATTCTTCTGATTTATCTTTTAAAGATTACTTTAATGATTATGTAAATAAAACATTATCTCAAAGTTATTCAAGAACAACTACCCCTGCGGATAAAGGAACTGATTATCAAATAAAAACTGGATTCTTTATAGATTCATTTAATAGTCTAGATAATAATGGTGAAGCTGTGTTTACACAAGAAACATTAGATACTTTCTTTAATTACTTTAATTCTGAATTTAACAGAATGAAAGAGGCTCATAAAGAAGTAGATTCTTTAAAGGATAGTCCTGAAAGTTTATTTGTTAATTATCATTATAAGGAAGGCTCTAATATTGACGCTAAAAATGGAAACGCTTTTTTATCTCAATATTTTCCAGAACTTTCTTACAATTCTGCTTCAAAAAATGAATTAGTAAATAAAATTAAAGACGAATTATATGTTAAAAAGTCAGGAGTTTATTCAAATGAAATTAAACACACAACTGATTTAGTAGCCAATAAAGAACTAACTAATCTTGTAAAACAATACTTAAAAGAATCTCTTAGACAAGGCGTTGAAAGTACTATTGATAATTTTCTTTCTGAAGGTATATTTGATATAAATGAAGAAGGAGAAATAGATAATTTTGGTATATCTAAAAAAGTATTTGAAAAATATATGGAAGAAAATCTTTTAAATAAAGAACAAGCCTTAATAGCTATGGCTTCTGATTTTTATATTAATGGATTGGTTAGTAATATTGAGTACTCTAAAATGTTTACTGGTGATGTTGCTTTTCATAAAGACATGGTAGATTATAAAAAGCGTGTTCCTGCAACATATACTGACGGATTGCAGCTTAGATTAAAATCTGGTGAAGAGTTTTTTAACGCGGCTACTACTAGTAAAGTAAAAATAAAACCTCAAGAATACGCTAGAATTGAAGAAATTTTAGGTAAAGAAGGCGCAAAGCCTTATGAAAACACAAACTCTGCTGATGGTCAAGCATGGATAACTCCTGCTAGATGGAAATTTTTAATGGAAAGACTTGGAAAATGGTCTGCCCTTCATAATTCAGTTTATGAAAAAATGATTAGTGATGATCCAAAACCATATAGTAAAGAAGAATTAAAGGTCGTAGGTCAAGCATTGAAAGGAGTTTACTTTTATATGAATGGCAAAACTCCTACATTTTTAAAATACTCTCAAGCAGTATTAACTAAAAATTTAGTAAAAGGCACTGGTTTACAGAGAGTTTATGACCAAATGATTACTCAAGAAGTAGATGAGTTAATTACTTTGGATGGTATTAAAGTAGGATCTAATACTCCAACAACTATACATAACGAAGATGGTACAGTAAAAGATGAATTTACTTTTAATGTAAATCAGTTATCTAACTATGGCTGGAAATTACAGCAAGATTTACCTACTAAAACAGTAAAGCAAACTGCTGTAGGTTCTCAAATTCAAAAAAACATATTTGCTGGATTGATCTTTAATAAAGAATTAAGTGGCTTTGATTTAGATGGTAAAGAAACTAATGGGCAAACCATTATTAATAACATTGTCAATATTGTTGATGGGTTAGTTGAGAAAGGTCTTGCTGAAGTCAGAGATGAATTTAAAGTTTTTAGAAATGGAGAAATAAAAAATGTAAAAGGTTTTTATAATGCTTTAGTAAGAGAACTTGAAGAAAGAGGTGGTTCTAAAAATGTAATAGATGCTTTAAAAAAAGAAACTACATTATATGGAATTCCTCAGTCTATGGACAAGATTATGAGTATATTTTCTTCTATTATGAATGATCGTTTAATTAAGATCAAAACTAATGGTGGAGCATTTATTCAAATGTCTAATTTTGGTATTAATAAAGACGAAGCTATTCAGCAAGGAATTATAATGCATCCTAGTTTAAAAACTGGAGAAACAGCTTACGAACCTCATTACTATAAAGATGAAAATGGTAAAAAGAAAGTAAGACCAGGAGGTGTATTTATTTCTGGTTCATTTATTGCAAAATATATTAAAGATTACAAAAAATATACAGCTGAAGAATTGTTTATAGGTAAAGATGGAAATCCTCCTATAATTGATGAAAGAATTAGAAAAAACCTAATAGGTTATAGAATTCCAAATCAAGGTTTGTCTTCAAATGATGCTTTAGAAATAATAGGAATACTCCCTGAAGAGAATGGAGATACTATTGTTGCTTATACAGGTATCACAACAAAAACAGGTTCTGACTTTGACATTGATAAGATGTATCTTATGATGGCAAATTATGAATTAGAAGAAGGCAGACTTGTTTATACTGAGCATGATAAGATGCTGAGCAATAAAAGGCAAACTAAAGAGGCATTACAAAATAGATTGATTGAATTATATAAGTCTGTTTTGACACATACTAAAGTTCTTGAAGATATAATGAAACCATTAGATAATGATGTTTTAAAAGACAACATTACTGATTTAATGCCTACAGATTCTAGCGAAGTTATGTTTCATTTTAATGCATATAATGATACTAAATTAAGATATGAATACACTGGCGGTAAAGCTGGAGTTGGTCAAGAAGCAAACGCTTTAGTAGATATTAATAGATTAGGAGAATTAAGTATTAATAAATACTTTATTGGATGGGGTGCTACAAATCAAAAAGGAGATACTAAATTAGATAATGAATATTCTGAAGAACTGTCTAAAGAAGACTTAGAATATTATGTTAATGAATTAATTAAACCTGGTAGTGAAAAAGCTAGAGTAGACGCTTTTAGAGAGTCTATTAAAAAGATTAAAATCAGTGACTCACTTACTGCTATTCTTAATGCTTTTGTTGATATAGCTAAAGATCCTTACATTACTAGAGGAAACTGGGTTACTTCAACAACAAATACTGGTAACTTATTAATTAGAGCTGGAGTTCATCCTTTATATGCAACTTCTTTTATGGCTCAGCCAATAATAAAAGAATATATAGATTATCAGTCAAGTCTTGAATCCATCTTAGGAAATAATTCAGGAGATATGAAATCTAAGTTTAAAAGAAATTTAGTTTTAAATGATTTAAAGAAAAATAGCGAACAATTTTCTGATTTAAAAAAATCACTTCCTTTTATATATCAAAAATTAGTAAGATCAGAAAGATCTGGTCTTGGTTATTTAGTCGGACAACAATCTAAAGAAAAGCTAAAAAAAATAGTTGGAAAAGATGTTAGTGATGAAAGATTAGAAGATGTTTTAACATTTTTAAAAGACGCTCATTCTAAAATATTTGAAGAGAAAAAAATCAAAGTTACAGAGCCTAAATATAATTTAAAGTATTATAGAGATCAAGTTAAATCAGAACAAGATGGTTCTTTTCAAGTTGCATTGTTAGACAAGTTTTTTGAACTTCAAGAAGTAAGTAAAGCACTTAGAGAAAATGTAGATGTATCTAAAGTAGATACAAATGGAATGGGTAAAAATATTAACTCATTATATTCTATATTTAATCTTAAACAATATATCTTAGATAAAGAAAATACAGACAAAGAAAAAGTTTTAGTAGGTTTAGGTAGTAAATTTGAAAACACTCCGTTAGGAACTTATTTAGATGCTTTAAAAGAAGTAATGAGAATAGTTCAAGCTAATCCATCTTTATTCCCTCAAGGACAACAAGATGTTCAAGGGTTGTTTAATGAAATATCTAACGACATATATTCTATGCCAGCTGTTGATGAAAAATTAATGACTGAATTGGAAAAAAGTTATTATACTTATGTAATGTCTAATTTTCCTGCATTTAATTTATCTTCTACAGAAACAAGACAATTATTAGATAAATTACCTGAAAGATTTAGTGAATTTAAAAAACAAAATAAAGATAAGTATTTAATTTTAGATGAACTTCAAATAAAAAACCAAGGTAAATTAAAATTAATTGCTTTAAATAATAGAAAAAAATCTCCAGACTTTGAACAAAAGATAACAGACTCATGGAGAGATTTAATTATAGATAATCCTGAACTAGGAGAAGACTTAATTAGATATTCTTTTATTACTTCTGGGTTTAGAATGAACTCTAATCAGTTTTACACTTATATGCCTCATGAATTTTTAGTAAAAGAAGGTATAGATCATTTTGTTAAAAACTTTTCAAAAGAAGATCATTCTGATTTTATAGATAAATTTTATTTAAATAATACTTCTGACTATAAATTTGTAAATAGAGTTTTTGATAACGATGCGGTGTCTGAAAATTTTGACACTGGTTTTATACTAAAAGAGCCAGGAAAAGCCAAATATTATTTAAAAAGAGAATTAGAAGAGAAAAGCTTTGATAATTTAGGTCAAGAAGTTGCAAAAAAAGAAAAAAAGTATTTAACTTATAAATTAGAGGGATATAATTCAAGAAATCAAGCTGTTTATACAAGAGTACAGCCTTTGGGTAATAAAAGTAAAGGAGCAACTATTGTTGAATATGGAGATGTATTTACTAGAAGCACACTAATTATAGATGAAAATTATGTTGATAAACTAAGAGGCACAATAGTTACTTCTAGAAATCAATTTAATCCTAACTTTGTTTTAGATAAAATTGAAGATAGAAAAGAAGATTTAGCTAATGATGTTACAATAGAAAAATTAAGAGAAGAAGAAAAAGCCGAAACTTTATCTAAAATACCTGACATAGAAAATTATAAGGTAGATGGTAAAGTAGATAAAACATTAATGCCTTCTCGTGTTCTAAAAAAGTATGAGGAAATTTATGATAAGTATGATAAATTAATTACTCCTTTATTAGAAAAAGAAACTGCTCAACCATCTACTGCTCAAATAGAATCAGTTTCTGAACCAATAACATCAATGTCTGAAATTACAAATCACTCTGGCGGAGCTTATGGATCTGATACTATGTGGGATGTAATTGGTAGAAAAGAATTTGGAGTTACAGAACACAAACACTATAGAGAAGGAAAGAATGCAAATCTTGCTCCTTTACTTAAAAACCTTGGAGTTAAATCTACTGAAGTTACTTCTGAACAAATGGAAGTTGCTAGACAGGAAATTAAAAATCTTTTAGGAATTGAATATAAAAATGATTTAAGAGGCAATCTTCAAGTTAGAAATTACTATCAAGTAGCTAATGCTGATGCTGTTTTTGCTATTGCATCTTTAGATATAATAGAAAATAAAGTTAAAGGTGGAACTAATACTGCTATTCAATTAGGGTTAAAATTAAATAAACCAACTTATGTTTGGGACATTAATACAGAACGATGGTATTTAAATAATGGATTTATATTTGAAGAAGTAGAAACACCTATTCTTACTAAAGATTTTGCAGGGGTTGGAACTAGAGATATTGAAAATTATAGTGTTCCAGATAAAGAAAATCCTAATAAATGGGTTTCAAGGAAAGAATATATTGGAGATAAAAAATCAGAAGCAGCTAAACAAGCTATTAGAGATGTTTATCGAAAAACTAAAGATAGTATTTCAGGAGAAATTAATACTGAAGAATCTTCTAAAACAGAAGAAAGCACGGTTTCAATTAACACTGAATTTAATCCAGGACAATATGTTAAATATAATAATGAGACATATATTGTTACACAGGAAAATGCTAATGGAACTATTCAAATTTATAATCCTAACTTAGTTGGAGCAAGTAGTAAAATATCAGTATCTAAAGATAAATTAACTGCTTTAAATTCTAAGGCTAAAATAGTTAAACACAAAGGAGCTAATTATATTGTTACTCCAAGTAATACTATTATTTCTATGACTTCTAATAAAGTTATGAAGTATTTAGAAAATGATGGTAATAAAAAAGCTATCTTAGAAAAAGCAGGTAACAATATCACAAAGGCTCCTGAAGTTAAAATAGAGGAAAATAATTATTTAACTGAAACTAAATCTCAAACACAGCAATCTTTTAAACCAGCTAATAAGCAACAAGAAGATGCTATTATTGCTATTAAAGATTTTATTGAAAATGGTAATCCTCAAGAAATATTTATGCTTGAAGGTAAAGCTGGTACTGGTAAAACAACAATGGTCCAAGAGGCTTTAGTTGATTCTGTAGAAAAAGGGAAAAACATACAAATTGCTGCCTTATCTCATAAAGCTAAATTAGTATTAGCCTCAAAGCTTGAAGAAAGATTTCCTAAAAAAATTGGAAGTAGTAGTATTGCTGGATTACTTGGAATGACTATGGACCAAGAAACTGGAGAGTTTGAGCCAGGATACGGGATGGAAAGACCTATTGAAAACGCAGATATCATTGTTATAGATGAAGCATCAATGGTTAATGAAGAGTCTTTAAGCTTGATTATGTCTGAAAAAAGAAGATATGCAAAAGTTATATTTTTAGGAGACAGAGGTCAATTACCTCCTATTAGAAAAATATCTTCAGATGAAATAAGCCCTGTATTTGAATCTAAAAATAAAGCAAGTTTAACTGAAAGAGTTAGACAAGGGGAAGAATCTCCAATATTGCCTTTTGCAGATTACTTTTGGGATAATTCAGAATCTTCTAATCCAAAAGCAAATCCTATTCCTGAAGGAAAAATAAAAGATACTCTTTCAGAAAAAGGTAATTTAGTTTTTATAAATAACTTAAATGACGCTTTTGATGATGTTGTTGAAACTTTTAGAAAAGGAATTAATGAAAAAAACTTTAATGTTATAAAAATTGTTACATACAGAAACGCAACAAGACAAGCTTATAATAACAAAATAAGAAAAGAAGTATTTGGCGAAGATGTTCCTCAGTTTGTGGTAAAAGATCAGATAATGTTCCAGAACAATTATACTTTAGATAAATACACTACTTTTTCTAATAGTGATGAGTTTACAATAGAGCAAATAAATGAAACAACTAAAAATGGATATAAAGTTTTTGAATTAGGAGTTAAATTTTCTTCTAACAGCAATAAGCTTACTTATTTTCCAGTAATACATAAAGAAGATAAGGTAAAATTTGATGAAGATGTATCTAAAAGATTTGAAGCGGCTAAAGCTATGCCTAGAGGAGATTTAAGAAGAATGGCTTATCAACAAGCTTGGTCTTTAAAAGGAATGTTTGCTGAGATAGATTATTCTTACGCTATTACATCACATAAATCTCAAGGATCTACATATGATAATGTTATTGTTGATTTAAAAGATATTTACGGCGTAGGAGCTACTTCCAACAAGTCGAAATCTCAAAGTGTGTACACTGCTTTAACAAGAGCTAAAAACACAGCTATTGTTATTACAAGTAAGGCTGAAACTAATAATGATAATGTAAAAAAATCATTAGCAATTAAAACAAAAACTACTTTAACTAAAGAGCAGCAAGATAAGGCTGATGAATTAAAAAAATATTGTAACCCAAGTTAATTATGGAAAATAATAAGAAAAAATTATTAAATGATAAAGTTATTGAAACTTTAAACTATAGAATACAACAAGAAGAATATTCTTCAAGAATTTATGAGCAATTATCTTTGTGGTTAAACAACAAAGGCTTTTTAAATTTTGCTGAATTGTTTAAAAACTATTCAGATGAAGAATTAGTTCATGCTAAATTTTCTAAAGATTTTTTATTAGACTATGGAATTACTCCTTGTCTTGAAGCGTTGCCTTCTCCAGAAATGGAAATAGACTGCTTATTAGACGTTTTAGAAGCTGCTTATGATCATGAGCTATTAGTTACTCAACAATGTGAGGAACTTGCTTCTATGGCTTTAAAAGAAGGCAATCACGTATTGTATCAATTAGCTTTAAAATATTGCACAGAGCAACAAGAAGAAATAGGTAAATCTATTACAAATTTAGATATTTATAAATTAAGTACCGACATGTTGGTTATAGATCATTATGTAGGTGAAAAATTACTAGGATAATATGGTATGTCCAAATAAAAGATTAAAAGCTTGGAAAGATTTAGTAAGTGCGGTTGGGGAAGATATGTCTTATATCTTATGGGATCAGCACCAAGGAAATGTTCCTCAAGAGTATTATAAATCTGAAAATATTAAAGAATCTGCTACTTCTGTGGCAGATTCAAATATTTCATCAACAAACATATCTGAACCTACTGTAAATTTCAATGACTTTTTAGATGACAATGCAGAATCAATGTTTGAAGATAATGTTGAAAATATATTTTCTCAAGTAGATGATAGTAATTTTGGTAAAAATACTGAAATACTTTTTGGAGGTAATACTGGAAATTTAAATGTGAATAATATATTAAGCAATATTATGAACAATGTTCCGGATATAACTGAACACACTGCTGAACTTATTTATAGAGCTGAAAGATTACTTGGTAAATCAAAAGTTAAAGTTGAATTGGTTCCTGAAAATGAAATTGTTGGTAAAAAAACAGTTATGCAGTATGATTCAGACAGAAATGTTATTCAAATATCTTTAGATACTATTAATAACTTTGATTCTAAAACAGGTACTGTTGCTTTTTTACATGAAGTAGTACATAGTCTTACGGTTCAAGCATTAATGAAAGATCCTTCTAAAAGAACATTTGCAGAGCAAGAATTAGCTGATGTTGTTAATAATTTTCTTGAAAAATATAAAGATAGTAGTTTAGCAAAAGATTATGGTTTTACAGATCAATTTGAATTTGTTGCTGAATTTTATTCTAATCCAGAATTTAGAGATGCTGTAAAAGAGTTGTCGGACAATTGGTGGAAAAAGATTATGGATGCAATTAGAAGAATGTTTGATGTTGCAAAAAATCCTGAATACACTAAATTGTTTGACACAATAATTAATTTTGTTGAAGGAGATTATCAAGATTTTGAAGGAATTAAACATTATGATAGAGTTTTTGCTAAAGAAGCTGAGTTTAAAAAGCCTGAATTAGATACCATTGAAAAAAGGTTAACAAATTTAGTTAATAAAGCCAAGGATAATATAAGTCAAGTTAGAGCAAGAACTTCTTCAAGCAGAAGTAAAAATAAATCAGCTAGAAGAGAACATTTAAAAAATATTACAAATCTTCTTACGGAGATGGAAAATGTGGATGAGGCTGAAAAATGGAAAGTATTAGTTCAATATAGTAAAGCTATGGCTAAGACGGTTTATAGTTTAACTAAAAAAACTGACTCTTTATTAAGTAAGTCTAAAAATGTAAGAAAAGATAGCTTACTTCCAAGTATAAATGCTTTTGAAGATTACCTTGCTGCTTACGATTTAAAAAGTGAAATAGATGATATATTATCAGATGCTAAAATAAATCAATCTAAATTAAAGCCTGAAGAATTAATGGCTGTTGCTGAGATTTCTAAAATAATGAATGAATTAGCTGGAAGTCATGATTCTTTATTGTCTTTATTTAAAAAGATTAAAAAAGAGCAAGCCATTACAATATTCGCAAGGCCTGAAAATAATACTCAAATTGAAACAGATCATAGAATTAGGCTTACAAAAGAATATAATGAAGTAAAGCCACCTAATGAATCTAAATTTGAATACATATCTAGAATGTTATCAACTAGAGATAAAGAAATGTATGAAAATGACTTAATGAAAGCGGCTGAAAAAATAGTTAATGATCCTGCTTTTGATATATCTAATTTTGAAAGAATATCTGGAAACCCTTTAAATACTAAAAGTAAGTTAATACAAATCATAACAAACATTTCAAATGCTGTTAGAGATAGAATCACATCTCAATACAAAGATTACGAGCTTATGCTTGGTAAATTTCACGAGCAGTACATAAAGGAGAAAGGAAATAAACCACCTTCTGAATTGTATAAGAACTTATATGAACAAGACAAAGATGGTAATTATTTTTTTAAAGGAAAATATTCTATTAAGTTTAGAGATATATATATTGAAGAATTTGTTCCTTTAGAGCAAGAATTATTAAACCTTGAAGCACAATTTAGAGAAGACGGCTTAACTAAACTAGAAATAAAACAAAAACAAGAAGTTAAGGATGCTAAGAAAAAAATTAATGATTGGCTAAAAGAACATACTGAAAAAGATCAAACAGATACATTAGGTCAAGATTGGGTTCCTAAGAAAAAGTATTTAAATGAAGAGTTAACTGGGATTGATAAAGATTTACTTAAAGAAGCTATTTCTTTAATTAAAGATAGTCACAAACAAACCGGAGGAAAAAGATCTTTAATAAGAAGAACTGGTCAAGTTCAATTTTTTAAATTTCCTTCAATAACTAAATCTGAATTTGAAAGAACTATTGAAAAAGACTTTAAAGGAATCTTAAAAGAAAAAAAAGATTTTTTTACAAAAGTTAGACCAGATGAAATAGGTTATAGCGAGGCTGTTTCTAATAAAGGAGAATCTTTAAAAAGTATTAAAATTCACTTTAGAGGAAGAATTGATCCTAATCAACAATCATTAGATGTATTTACTATACTTAGAACTGAAAAGTTAAATGCGTTAAATTATAGAGAAAAAAGTAAAGAAGAAACTACCATGTTATTGTTAGCTGATATATCTAAAACTAAAGATTATTATCAAATATCTAAAAAAACTGGCAAGCCTTTGCTTAATGCGTTTAATAAGTACGATCAAACTGAAACCATTAAGGGTGAATTTAGTCAAGAATATTCTAGAATAAAAGGAATTATTGAAAGAAACTTATATGATACCTTCCATACTTCTAGTATAGGTATTGCAGGAGTAGATTTAAGCAAAGTTTCTGATTTTGTAAATGGAATGACAGCCTCTATTGCGATGTCTGCAAATCTTGCTTCAGGAACAGCAAACTTAACTAATGGGTTTACTCAATTATTTATAGAGGCTTTTGGTGGAGATGTTTTTAGTACCAAATCTTTATTAAAGGCTGAAAAAAAATATACTCAAGACATTCCACACATACTTGGTGATTTAGCAAACCCTGTTAAAAAATCATTTACAAATCAGTTACTTGAAATGTATGATGTTTTTGGAGGATTTGATCCTTCCACTCAAGACTTCATAAGAAATACTATTGCTAAAAAAATAGCTTCTAGAAAAACTATGAACGGTTTAAATGAGATGGGCGAGCATGCAATGAATGCGGTAGTTACAATGGCAGTTTTAGACTCATTAAAAGTAATGAATTCTAACCATAAACATATAGATAAAGATGGCAACGTAGTTTCTGAAGAAAAAGCGGTTTCTTTACTTGATATGTTAAAAATGAATAAAGATGGCAAACTTGTTATGGACGATAAGGTTAAATATACAAAACATAATTTAACTTTAGAGTATAATCAAGGCGGTAAAGTTCACATTAATCTACTTATTAAAAATAAAGTATTTGATTTATTTGGAGTTTATGATATAAACTTTAAAAATGAATTATCTAAACATTGGCTAGGTAAGTCTGTTATGATGTTTAAAAACTATTTTTTAAGTGCCGCTGATTATAGGTTTACAGGATTTACTACTTCTTTAAAGAACAAAGAAGATTTAACTGAAGATGAATTAAGCTATAGTTCTGCTAAAAAAGATTATATTGAAGGAACTTATGTTAGTTTAATAAGATATTTTAAGCAAGGAGTAATACCTTCTTTAAAATCACTTCAATTAATGCACATGAAGGGAGTGTACAATAATTTATCTGAACATGAAAAAGCAAATCTTAAAAAAGCAACTTTAGAAATAATGCTTACAAGTGTACTTTTACCTTGTATAGGTGCTTTATTGGCTGCTGGCGCTGGACCTGATGACGATGAAATCTGGTTCTTAGCATATCAAACTAGAAGACTTGAATCAGAATTATCTCAATTTAGAAACCCAATAGAGGCTACTAAAATAATTACAAATCCTGTTGCTGGTATTAAGTTAATTCAAAATGGATTGTCATTTATATATGAAGTTGCTACGCCGTTGGATTTTGTGCCTAGTGATAAACAAAACTTCTTTTCTTATTTAAATGAAGATGCAAAACATAATAATATATTACTTAAAAAAGGTAAAAAATTAATTCCTATGGTTTCTCAATTAGACAGAAACTACAAACAATTTTATTCACTTATTGATAAATAAGTAAAAGTCAAAAAAAAGGGTAGACGGTCAATTAAGACTATCTACCCTTTTTTATTTTATTTAATTATTATATTTAATTTATCAACAATCATCCATTGACAATTGTTTGAATTTAATCCTATTTCTTCGCTTTCTAAAAACTCAATAGCATCTCCCCAAATGTTTAAATCATAATCATAAACTACAACTTCTCCTCTAGTAAAGTCTAATACTATAATTTTACTTTTATCCATGAATTCTTTTGTTGATTACATTTAATGTTTCTTTAAAAGGATTCCCTTCTATTTCTTCTACAAGTTTCCACATTTGCTGTGCTACTTCTCTAATTTCTAATTGAGCATGTTCGCTGTCTCTTAATTTAATAAAATTAGCAAAACTTCTCATATTAAAACTAATATCGGCCTCAATCTGAGAGTTATATGTTTTAAAAAATCTAGCAGATTCTTTAGCTCTTTTACGGCCCAAAACAGGCGTTAAATCTTCTAAACATTCATGATATAGTGTATTTCCTATTTCAGTATAATTTCTTAATACCTCATACCAATTTTTACTAGAAAAAGTTTCATTCATTCTAATATTATTGTTAGATACTTCGATATTTTTCCAATCTTCAGGTAAATAAAATTTATCTTCTTTTAATTCTTTATACCTAGCTGATTCACCATTCATAGAACTAATTCTATGTTTAAGTAAGTGAATATGACTAGCTATTTCAGTATCTACAAGGAAATGAACCATGCCTTTTTCAAATGGTGTTTCATGTCCTTCCATCCAAAGATGTTCTATTAATTTAGGTATTCTAGCTTTTTTTTCATCTGTAAGGTCACGAGAAGTACTTGTCCATGCAGAGCAAGCTATTACCTCATCGTTACCATAATATCCAAGTAATTGGACTTTATTTTTACTCATATTCTAATACATTTCCGTTACTGCTTAATATTCCAAATTTTCTATCACATACTACGCTTCCGTTGCTAAAAACAGTTGGATAGTCTGATAGTTTTAATACCCCTGCGTTAATTATGTCTTCATTATTATGTATGTGTCCAAATAAGCATAGTTTTGGTTTAATTCTATTTATTATATGCTTTTTAAGGGCGCTACATCCACAATATTCTAAAACACCTTCTCTGCTATAAGAAAGATCTAATATTCCTTTAGGAGGTCCGTGCACAACAAATATATCTACATCATCTTCAACTTTTTCCCAAATTTTATTTATTTTACTTCTGTCTTTCATAAATGACCAGTTTCCATATTGAGGTGTATAAGGTGATCCAAATATTTTAATTCCATCAATATTTATATAATCATTCTCTAAATAATGAATATTATATCCTGAAAAATCTATTTTTTTAACCAAACCTTTTTCAATAGAAGAATCATGGTTTCCTGCCACAAATATTTTATTTTCTATAGGTAATGATTTAAACCAATTAATAAAATCTCTTACTTGAGGTTCGTTTAAATATGGATCTCTAGGATTACTACAATCGCCAGAAAATATAACAATATCTATGTCTTCTGGGACGGTAAGTAAATTATGATAAGTGTGTGTATCACTAATGTGCCATATCTTTTTCATTTTATTTTATTTTATTAAAAAATATATCTTATAAAATTCCAAGGAATTATTTTATTATGCAATGTCTTAAATTCTTCAATATATTTTTCTTTTAATTGAAACTTATATCTTAAATTATTTCCTCCATACATAGATGTTTTTCTTTCTTGTATATCAGGTTTCCACAATAATTCTTCTCCTGTTAAATTATCTTTAATATTTTGTAAATGTTTTTCTTCATTGTGAGTTAAAAATATAACTTCACATTTCACTTCTTTTTTGTATTCTTCTTTTACATTTTCATCAACTAATTTGAATAATTCTTCATATTCTTTTAACCAACCTTCTTCTATAATTACAGGACTAAAATTAATGTGTATTTCATATCCTGCTTCAATAAATGTATTAATTGCTTTTACTCTATCAATTATTTGTGGAGTGTTTGGTTCTAGCAAATTAGAATATACTTGAGGCATTAAGCTAAATCTTATTCTAATCTTTTTATTAGGATTATATTTCAACAATTCAATAGGAATTACTTTAGTTGCAATTGTGCCTTTTGCAATTGGATGATCTTTAAAAAAATCAAATATTTTTTCCCACTCATGATATTTTAAATGCAAAGCAAAATCTTCATTGCAAGAGAAATCATAAGTTATGAATTTATCATCCGTTTGATTTGGTTTTTCAATTGTGTCAAAATAAGCATGACTATTTACGGCTGTTAAAATATCGTGATAATTTTTAGAAATAGACAATCCTTTTGATAAATGCCTTTTCATATAACAATATGAGCAATTTAATAAGCAACCATATCCAAATGAAGGAGTAATATAATCACTACTCCTTCCTGAATATCTTATTAGCATTGATTTTCTGTTAAGAAATTTAATCACTGCTTTCTATTTTATCAATTATAGATGCCATTTTTAAAATAAGATAAATCACATTATCTCCAAATTTTTCATCTAATGTAGAAATCTTAGGAAGTATTCCTTTTTCTAAATCATTAGTAATATCTGCAATTGATATTTCGTGTTTTAGTAGAAATCCGTCTAAAACTTTCTCTCTAATTAACCCACTTCTTTGTGCTCCTACGTCAAAATTATGAAACACATTTTCATTTCTTCTGTATTCTTTACCTTTAACTATAAGTGTTTCTCTTATGCTATTTAAAAATATATCTACTACTTCATCAAATCTTTTTTCTGTCATAATTGTTTTATTTTTGCCAAAAATCCCTGTATTCCAAAATTATGAACCTTGTTTTTATCAGTATATACAACTTTGTATAATTCGTAATTAACTTTATCAAATTTGACTACTCCTATTGCGTCTATAAATTCAATACAAGTTTTCATAAAATATGTGTCACTATCTATAAATGGCTTGTGTTTATTTATAAAATCTTCATTAAATTCAAAATCATCTTCTATGTTAAAAAAACATCTTATTAATAAAGTGTAAGCACTTATTAATGGAGTTGATTTTCTCCAGTAAGAAGGAACTTTTAGTATTAATGTTTCTTCATCTAACTCTATAGTTGTTTTCGATTTTAACTTTATCTTTTTTTCTATTTTGTTTAAAAAATATTCTAAATTTTTATAATTAGAACATAGCAATAATTCAGCATCTTTTCTTTTTGACCAGTCTTTTCCGTCTGAATAATTTAATGTATTAACTCCTAAGTAAAAAAATCTTTTATTATTAAAGCAATTTAATAACTTATGATTATATCCATAAATATTACCTATTTCTGTTTTTTTACTTTCTACAAATATAAAATCATTAAAATAATCTCTACATGCAGTAAATGGTAAATATGTTTTAAAATTATTTTTAATTTTATTTAAAATAGAAAATCCTACTCCAAAATCTCTTCCTTCTTGTAGTTTTGATCTTTTTTGTATTTCTTTAATTTTTTTCATTTTGTTTTATTTCTTTTTAAATTGTTCAATGAATACATCAAGACAAGATTTACTAAAATTCTGTTCTTGTATCATAAATTTTCTAAGCACATCTAAATCCTCCTCATTATACTTATTCTTGTTTTGTTGTTGTTGCCATTTAGCGCCTTGTTTGTAAGAAGTTACTAATCTAACATAGTTTAATTTCATCTGTGGAGTATAATCTTTCAACTCAATTGAACCATATTCTTCCATAGCATATTTTATAGAGGCTTCTTCAAGTGTTTCTTGTTTATCAAAATCAATAAAGTCATAAGCATTACTTCTATTTTCCATTATATATTCTTTAGATAGAACTTTACATTCATGTTTAAATTCTTCTGGATAAGATTCATCTACAACTTCTCCTTTATGTAGTTTAGTTGATAATTTTTCTTTTGGTGGAAACCCACAATTTCTACATCTCCCAGAAAAGCAATTCGCTTCAAATCTCATACAAGTACATTTCATATTAGCAAAAGTAGGTTCTTCTTTTGGAATGATAATTTTGTAATGTAATTTTCCACTAATATCTCCTTTTACATGATAGGTCGAAATACCAACCTCCTCACAACTTGAATTTTTAACAAACCATTCTAAAAACTCATTATCGATAGCTTGTACACCATCTTTTATTAAGTCTTGGTCTGTTGTTAGAATGATTTTTTTGCAATAAAACATTTTTACACAATGAAGTGTTGTGGTTTTATTAAATTTATAGATTGAACCATTTTTACCTAATCCGTAATCTACTTCTTTAATTTCTTCATCAGAAGTGATGTAGATGTTTTGAGGTAACTGAAGTAAATTTTTATCTTCTGTGCATAGTTTAATACTACTATTTCCTAACAATAATTCATCTTCTTGAGAATATAATTTAAACAACCTACTTGGTTTATCTGTTGGTAATATGTGTATGTTTTTCATTTTCTTTATATTTTTTAATACATTCTTCTAAATTGTCACAATAAATAAATTCAAAATCTTGTAAGTCTTTAGTCATTTTTTCAAACCAAACTTCTTCTTGAGTATCTTTAGTTAATAATATAAATACGTTTCCTATTTTACCGTCATTTGGACGAAGTCTTCCCCATTGTTGAACTTGATGTCCTTCTGATGAAAAATAAGACATAATTATACAATTATCTAATTCTTTTAAATTAGCTCCCTGACGAAGCTTTTTAAAGCTACCTATAGTTTGTATTTGATTTGTATCAAACGCATCTCTAATAGCTTTATTTTCATCTTCTGAGTACCTTGAAGATACAACATTAGTTGTTATTTTCAATAAACTATCTAAACTATTTCCAAATATAATTGTTTTACCTGTTATATTTAATAGTAATTGTTTAACAGCATTTACTTTTGATGGTAAATTAAATAATAAATTACTTCTTTTTGTAGATGTTACCCTTATTTTTAAAGATTTCATTTCTGGATCTTCAATAAACCAAGATTTTTTATGTTCTTTATTCCAATAATCATAAGCAGTTTTTTCAGTTTGAAAAAAAGATTTAAACTGATTTCCTGATTTTATTGCTTTATTTGTATTATCAAGTTCTTGATTTATTACATAAACTTTTAAGTTTCTTCCAACACCATCATTTTTAGCTTGTGTCAATGTATATTTAAAACAAATTGGAGCAATTTTATTAAGTAATTCGCCTTTGGTAATAAATTTATTATTATCTGTTTCATACTTTGTATTTACATCTATTGTTGCTGATAGGCCTACTATTGCTTTATAACTATTATTAAAATAAAATTTAGAATATTCTGGAGTTAATGAATTATGTATTTCATCTGCTCCTACTAATCCAAATTCATAATTTTTTAACTTATAAGCGGATTGATATGTTTTAAATTTAAGATTGTAATCTGTTAGTGTTCTTGTATTAAAAATAGAATCATACTTTTTAATATCATCCCATAGATCTTTTTTTCTATCAGTAACTTCAGCAAGAAATAAATGAACATCCTTATTTTTAGGCATTTTGTGAAGACAGTGTAGGAACATAAAAGTTTTTCCTACACCTGTCGACACATTAAATGTACCTTTTAAATTAGATTCTAGCCATGAAGCTAATGCTTCCATCTGAATTTTATCTTTTAAAAGGTTATTCATTATTTTTTGCTATTAATTTACATATTTTTATAAAATATTCATTATTAAAATGATTTTTCATTAAATTTACATGTTTATGAACTAACTGTATATTGTCAATTTCATATTCTTTAGAACTATCAATTCTATCAATAGAACAAGTATGTGTTTTACCATCATCATAAAAACCAATATTTATTCCTGATAATTTACATTTTTTATCTTGTTTTATCCAAAGATTATAAACATCTTCAATTGTAATACTACCAGTTCTTTTAATTTTATTAGCTCTTTCAAAATATCTACTAAACCACCCATAAGGTATTTCATTATAACCTTTCCATTGACTATTTTTAGATTTTGAATTATTTAATTCTCCGCTTTTATTTCTAATTAAACAAGTACAAGATCTACAAAGACTTTCATCTCTTATAGATCTTTCTAAGTTGTACTTGTTATTATAAATAATTTCTTTTTTACAATTTAAACAATTTTTCTTAAATTCCATAATATTTGTTTTTTACAAATATACGAAAAATAATTGATATTTCCTAATAAATATTAAGAAATCTCGCAATTATTTCCCGAACAAGCTAGTTGGTCATTAAGTTTTGTGTTATCTTGAATTTCAATAACTTTTGTTAAATCTACATTTTTTAAAGAAAGCATTAGTTTTTCAAATTCTTCTTTTGTACAGTCAGAAAAAGGCATTTGTTTATAAGTTCCTCCATCATAAGGAAGTACAGATAAACCATTATAATAATCTTTATTAACCCACATCCACTCTCCAACAATCTTCCATTCATTGTTTCTTACTGAAACAGTACAAGATACGTTATGGGTGTTTTGACCTTTAATATGACCTGTTTTAACCCAGTCTTTAGAAATAAGCTTAACTCTTTCTAAAGCATCTATAGTTGATTCGTGTCTTGTTATGGCTCCTTCTGGTGCTTTTTGAGGCACTGTAATTACGGCTGTAGTGTTTGGGCTAAAATATTCATCTTCAATTAACTCTGGATGATAAATTGCTAAATATTGATATAATGCTTCATTTTTATTAACTCTCATTCTTCTTAGATAATAATCATTATGCCAAGCATGAATGCCTGATGATGTACCTAAAACTAAACTAGTAGTTCCAGCAGGCTTAACAGCAGTAGTTCTTGCTGCAGGATTGATATTTAAGATTTCAGCTAATACTTTATTTTGTTCAATTACAATACTTGATGCTTCTTGATAGTTTAATTCAAGATTACTTTTTGAAGCAATACCTGTCATAGAAACTCCTAATAAAGCATCTTTTTCAGTATTCTTTCTCCATATATCTCTAAGATAATGAAAGTCTGTATATGATGCTTGTAATGTTGCTAAATAAGAAGCGGCGCGCGCGCGAGAATTTAAATCTTCTTGATTTAAAATATTACTCATATTTATTTCTACCATTTTGTTCAATTAAGTTCGTTAAACTTAATCAGGGAATTCTTTATTAATCCATTTTGCAAACTGTTTTAATTCTTCAGGTGAAGAACTACTTTTCATACAATTTGCTAATTGACTAATAACAATAACATTTCCTTTAACATATCCTTTTGTATTATCTATTCTATCTAAAGAAGGTGAATTACTTTCACCACCAGCTCTTCCACTATTATATTCTAATTTTATATTTAGAATTGGACAATATTCTGGCACTATAATATCTTCAAATTCAATATTGAATTCGTGATTTCTAGTTTTACTTCTAGATTTAGCTCTAGCAAGCATTCTTTTTATAGGATTAATACTTTTAACTCTTTCTGAGTTACATTTTGGACATAAAGTTACAGTTTTTGAAGTTATTTTAAATATTATATCACATTTTGAATTAGAACATTCTCTATGTGTAGTTGATACTAAATTACCTTCTCTGTTTTTAATTAGTTCTTGCATATATTTTGAATTTTGTAATAATACAAATATACAAAATTCAATTTAAGATTCCTAATTTTTAATGTTAAATTATTGTTAAATTTTACCCATCTGCATATTTCTATGCAGTTCGGACTATATCATATCTACTGTGTAGATGACAGTGCTTCCACTCACTTGAGTGTACTCCTTACGGATAGTCTCTGAACCTTCCCTTGTAGGGCTCGGCTGCTGATTGTCATATATAATATATAATAAGGACTCGAACCTTATTTTAATCAGGATTTCAATAATTTTCCTGACTTGTTTTTGACTATTACACCTGTTATAGGACTATATATTATACTTAGATATCCCAGCAATTCTCTGTCTTTTACAACCTCCTAGAAATTAAAGGTTACAGAATTGATAAGGACGTAACGCAATCTCACAACAAGGATTAGTGCCCCAATCTCTATCATTAGTAAGGTAGATTCCTGGCTCTCCTGATCCTGAAGCTTCAATACGCTCCCATACTTTATCAAATGTTTTTTTGTCTATTTTATGACGTAACAATGTTACTGAATTGTTTGCACGACCTCTTTGTGGATTGTTTTCCCACCAGTTGCCGGCTTTACAGTTCAACATTGCATCACTATCTAAATCAAATAAACTAATCATTGCTGCACGTCTAATACCACCAGCCAATACTGCATCAGCAATATGACATTGAATATCATGACACTCAATATCTGTAAGTTTTACTCCGTCTTCTTTTTCACGAAGTATTGCTTCAATTTTAACTAAAGCAATTCTTAAAGGCTCAGGTCCTGGCGCTTTACCACCAGCCGTTACTAATAAAGCACCTTTATGTCTAATGTCTGATAAATCAAACTCAATATGATTACCGCCAGAAGTATAAGACTTAAATAATACCTTTACCGCATCAGCCCAACCTATGATTGAATCTTGAACTACGTATTTTCTTTTACGATCAAAATTAGGTTTTCTAATTTCAGGCAATTTGTCAATATGATGATTTTGAACACTATAGCCTACGCCTGTTCCGCCTAACAATAAAAACATAGTTTCACTAAAACTACGAATATCATCAATTGGTAAAAAAGCACAATTATAAATTCTACTATTATTCATTTCTATTGCTCTACCTCCAAATTGCAAACTTCTCATTGATGGTAAAATCTTTTTAGTCAAAACAAAATCATCATAAATAGCTTTAATGTCATTTTCAACTATTGGATGTTTTTTCATATGCATTTGCATATTCCTTTCAACCAGTTCTTCCCAAGTTTCTCTTCTTTCTAACTCAGGTAAATGTTTAGCATATTTTGAATATACCGTAATGTCACTTAATATTTTTTTATCTAATTGCATATATATCTTTTATTTTCCTGTTGAACCAAATCCTAAATCGCCTCTATTAGTTTCTGATAATTCATCTACTAATTCAAATTCAATTTTGGCTATTGGTTGAATTATTAATTGAGCAACTCTATCTCCAACACTATAAATAGCTGTATTAGGTATTGCTTTAAATCTACATTTTATTGAACCTCTGTAATTTTGATCAATTACTCCTACTGAATTAGTAAGTATTAGTCCTGAATTAGATATGCTACTTCTTGGATAAACTAATCCAACATATCCTTCCGGCACTTCAATACTTATTCCAGTATCATATTCAACATAACCGTAGTTTCCTTTATCAACAGTTGATATACTTATTGCAGTTAAATCCAATCCGCAATCTCCATCTTTTGCATAACTTGGTATAACTGCATTTTCATGCAATTTTTTAATTTTTATATTCATTCAAATTAAATGTTTCGTTTATAATTTCTACTTTTTCTCCCAATTCTGCGTCACTATCTAATGTGACTTTATGGTTTTTAGAACTTAAACTTTCTTCAATTTGTTTTTTTAATTTTTCGTCTTTATATAATATTTTTTTTACAGAAAGTATAAAGTTAACACCATGTGTTGACTTACCATATAATTTTGTCCAAAAATCTAATATTTGTTGTTTAGCATCTTCTCCAAATTCTGAATATTTACTTTTTTTTAAGCAATTATACTCGTGTAGATATTCTTCAGGAAAACTAAAAATATACACAACCTTATCACTACTTATATCGATTAGTTTTCTAAACAAATAAGATTCTGTAAGCTTGTGTTCGTATTTTGTAAATTCAGGATTTTTAAATGAAAAATCATGATAGATGTAAAAACAATCTTCAAATTCGTTTTGGTCATCAAACATAAAAGTATTATCTAAAAAAGATACATATTTTTCTTCTATGCCAATAACTGGAGCTATTAATGGTAGCAAATATGTTTTGCTTTTATTATACCTCATTAACGTCTATAAAGTTATCATTTAATATTAAACATCCGTTTTGTTCATATACATCTTTGGAAAAATCATATCTATTATGTTTCCAATGATAATATATTTTTTCAAGGTTTTCATCTATACCGGTATAAAAATATCCTGATTTAGTCTTAAAACCTTTTATTGCTGCTTGATTCCATTTTTCAGTAAATTCAAATATAATTGGTATATTTTCTGATTTACCTATAAATAAAAACTTAAAGTTTTCTAAAGTGTATCCTGATAGATTAAATTTATTACAGAAATAATCAAAAGCCATTCTATAAATGGCTCCTTGATAATAATACCTGTAATCTATAAAACTTTTTAAAAATGTTTCAGACTTTCCTGATCCAGTTTTTAAATCAATCATATATACTTTTTTATTTTTATGGTCTATTTGAAATATATCTAATATACCTTTAAACTTAAAATTATTATATTCAATCTGAAATGGCAATTCGTGATAATTCTCAAAATCATTATAAAATATATCTTTAGAATACTCGTGCGACAATAAAGTATTTACTGTATTTTTAGCACTAAGATTTTCATTAAAAGTGATTACAGTTTTATCTTTTGTATCAAACATTATCTTAAGATATTCCCAAAATTCATTTGTATTAAATTTAGATATCAATGTTTCTTCTTTGGTTATGTTATTCCAAAATCCATTGCTTTTTACTATTTTTAATATTGCCTCTAATTTTGGTACATTTTCATAATTATTTAAAATAATATCACACAATAAACCAAGAGTAGCTGTTGGCTTATTTTCATCATAAACATAATATCTATTTGAAAATAATGGTTCTCCAGTAAGTTTTTCAACAAGTAAATCATTCACTATTGAACCATGTTTAATACCTTGATTATCTATATCACTTTTTCTGATTAAGGCTTGTGGCCCATTTCTGTCAAAGTCTGACAGCCTACTATAACTTAATGTTAGGTCAATTTCTTCATCGTTATTTAATATATTGTTCAAATTGTTTTCTTTCAACATTTTCTTCATCATTCACAATAAGATCAATTATCAAATCTTCTAAATTGTTTAAATTTTTACATTCAATAACAAATGTTTCATCTTCAGGATTTAAGGCCATATCTATTTCGTTCATTTCAATGATTTCTTCAATAAATAATCTTGCTTTGTTATATTTTCCAAAAGTTAACATTCTGACTAATTCTTTATATTCTGAGTCACTCAATATAAAAACTGCAGATTTTTCAATATTTCTAATTTGATCTTTTTTGTTCATTTTTTTAATTTATTTTTAAATAGACACCAGGACTATCCTTGTCTATGGTATAAAATTTATCATTCATTTTAAATGCATATGGTATAAAATAATCCATATTATCATCTTCAATAATTCCGTGAGCTGTAAGTAAATCAGCTATAATTTGATTTGCATTATTAAAATCAAATTTATGCTTTGTCTTTCTTACAAAATGAAATCCCACCTCAACAGGAGGTTCTTTTCCTTCTAAAGCTTTGTTAAATTTATCTCTTAATTCTTCAATCTTATTTGGTTTTTTTGAATATCCAACTACTTCTTTACGAGAAGCTGAATATCTTTGAATCCCTAAATCTGAAAGATAAGATTTAACTGTTTTAGAAGGAAATATTCCTCTTGATGTTTTTATTTTAGAATTTTTTAAAGACGGTACATTAAATGGAATGAATATTAATTCTTCATTCAAATTTTAAAAAGTTTGATTTGTTGTTTTACGACGACTTAAAGCTTCAGATAAAGTCATATCTCTTGAGCTTTCATGAGTATTAAAATAGCCTTTATTAACTTGAATTGTTTTTTTAGTTACATAGTGATATTGATTTGCATCAATACTTTCAAGAGCAACTGGTTGTTCTGATACATTTAATTTTTGATTACTATCTAAAATTCTGTTTGTATCAAATTCCATCTCTTTGTCCATTGCAATTGAATGATCTTCAAAAGCAATCATTCCTTGAGCAGTCAAAGATTCAGCTTTTTGTTTTCTATAACTAATGTATCTACATAATGAATTAACAATGTAAGCTCCGTTGTCGTCTTTTACATTATTTCTTCTATAAAAATACAGTAAATTTGACAAATTCATTTTAGACTCTCCGCTATTTTTTATTTTATCAAAAAATAAAGGATCTTGTAATATTTCTTTTTCGTATTTAATAGCTGTTTTTACTAAAATACTATTCATTAACAAGAACATTATAATTTTATAATAATCAAATGTTGGAGTATGAACCCTAAATTCCACTGTTTGCTTGTTACCAAAAATCAAAGGAATGAAATTATGTAAAAAATATCTTGTATTTACATTCCATTTTTGATTACCACTTGGATCTAATGGATGACTATCTACAAGATTCAAATCATTTGAATAGTCGCTAAAAGAAGCTTTATTTGATGCTAAAAAACTAAATAAAACATTGAAGTTTTTATTTATATTTTTTTTATCAATTACACTATCCATTTTGCTAAACAGATCAAACATATCATATGGTTTACTATAATTTTTATTTTTTATACCCATATTATATTGTTTGTATAGCGGGAACATACTATATATATCGTTTTGAACAAAAGAACTTACTTTTAAAAACGCTAATATAAATTCAGGAGTTCTTGGAACGTTTCCAATATGTAAATGAAATGAACAAGAATTGTTGAATTCAGTTCTTTCTTTCAAAACTTTACATACATCTACTATTGCCTGAACGCCTTTGTTCCCACTAAACGGAACGGTAACATACTCTAAACCACTAATACTTCCGTCTCTTAGTGGAATTAATCCTAATTTTTTTGTAATTCTTTCTGGAATAAATCCAGCAATTGTTTCGAATTCTAATCCAAAAGATAAACCGTCAATTATTTCAGCAACTGTATTGCAATTGTTATTTATCTTTGAGTCATAGAATCGTTCATAGAGATCTGAATGTCTACCAGTTATTCCCTTTGAGTCATAAGGCAAACTAGTTTTGTATTCATTTTTAGGAGGAAGTATTTTATTAAATTTATTTGCACTTAATTTAGATATGTGTACAAAATTTCCAGTACTTAATTCTTCTCTAAATTCTAAATTGCTTTTTAATACTTCTTCGTTAATTGCAAAAGATTTATTTCCATTTTCTAACACTAATGGAATTTTTTCTGGTTCAGTTCTGTTAAAATAACCAAATTTACTATTATCTATTAATCCGTAAATTACATCATTACTTGATAATTGATATTTTTGTATCGAGTTATTAAATACAAGTTGTCCAGTTTCAAATCTATAAAACTTATCATTTATTTTATAGCAATCTCCTGAGTTCTCTACGTTTTCATCACCTATTTTGTAGTATCCATTTGGAAACTTTTTTGTTTTAGAAATAGGTAATTCTTCTCCTTTTATTGTTGTTACTATTTTTATCACTTTTTTAGACATATTTTTATTTAATAAAAGAATTCATATCGGCAATAGTATTATCTATAAAACTTATAACTTTTATAGCCAGATTGTTATCTGTATATCTATTAAACAATTTACTTCTTATTTGTTGAAAATCCTTTAATGGCTCTATAAAGCCTTCGTTACATATTTCATCAATCAATTCATTTTCTTCCTCTTCTTGATTAATCATAGCGTCTAATAGCAATTCTTCATCTAAACTACCTATTCTTTCGTCATCAAGTTTTATATCGTCAAAATCGTCAAAATCTATCGATGATTGATCTTTATCTATAAATTCAACATGAAAAGAACCTTCTTGATTTAGATTTGAAAAATATTCACTTTTTTTTACTTCAATTAGATTGCCTTTTGAAATTTCATATATTTTTTCAGAACCTAAAATTTGTATTTTACCAGTATATTCTTCTCCATCTTTAAGTAAAGATTGCTGATTTATTGGTTTTGCTTTGAAATTTAAATTCAAAATTGGATGAGTAGAAACTTTAGATGCTTTGATGTAGTCTAAATATTCTTTAGGGTTTCTTTTTAAAGTAGAATGCACATTATACATTGCTGCATAATCTAATTTAGTTTTTAACTGGATTCCTTCTACAAAATAAAATAGTGTTGGATTAACTACGTTTGTACTTTTAAAAGGAACAACTCCTTTTGTAAAAGCATCATTATCGTAAAATATTTTTCCGTCAAAAACTTTATCTAAATAAAAAAAGAATCTTTCTGTTGCAACTTTATTAGTCTCTCCTAGATAATAATAACCATAATTATTTATCCAAGTATAAATACCAGTAACTAATTGTCCATTTGACCACCATCTAAACATGTTGAAGTAAGGAACGCCTTTGTATTCATTTACATTTTTAAGAGGCTTTTCACTATATGCATTTAATAATAATGATTTACCTTCTATTTTTTCTGTTTCTTTTCCTTGTTCTTTCAAGGTTGGAAGAGTTATTAATGAAGTTTTCGTCTCTTCCTCTTTTTCTTTTTTTGCGATTGACTTGTGTTCTTCATAAACTTCATAAAACTCATGATTATAACCATAACCATAATCTGCACCATATCTTCCACTCCCATAGTTTATTGGAAGATTTTGTGTTGCATTTATTCTAGTTACCGATATTATTTCTGAGTTGATAAAATCACCATTAGTTATTTTATAAACTACATTTGGTTCTATGTCTATAATGCTATTGTCTTTTCCGCCAATTGTTTTAAGAGAATCTTCTATAGAAGAGAAATACATTGAGTTTTTATTTTCAACATAAACAAATAATGGTCTTTCAACAGTTTCTTTTGAACTACTAGTGTAATCTTTAGAACTGCCTTTAAAAAGATATAGCACATTAGGATTAGTTGTGTCTGTAAAGACTAATGCAGCTCCTCCAACATACTCACTTAATACTTTAAAGTTTTTACTTCTCCATATTATCTCTAGTAATATTTCAGAATCTATTTTATCTCTAGTAGTAGTAACTTCAACATCATGAGCATTTTTGTAAAATGTTTCAAAAACATCATCTACATAATACTTTTTAGCTAATTCTTTATGATTCTTCAAAGTTCCGTTATGAGCTCCAATAAATTCAAAATCTTCTCCATTTTGCCCAAATCCAAAAGGATGAGCATTATGAACATTTACAACACCAACACTAGATTGTCTTGTATGTCCAATTACAACTGGATATTTTTTAGGATTGATTTCTCTATCTATTATGAAGTCATAATACATTTTTTTAGAATCTAGACCTATATGTATATCTCCGTCAAAAGATACTCCACAAGAATTTTTACCTCTTTCTACATTTAGTATTCCTAATTTATCAAATTTATCTTTATTGAATTTTTTGACATCTTTGCCCGCCCATCCAAATAAACCACAAGATAATGTATTCCTGCTTGGTTTAAATAAATAGAATCCGATATAATGTATTAATGTTAATATTAATATAATTTTTATCATTTTTTTTTATTTTGTTAATTTAAATATTAAGCAAATTCTAATTTTGTTTGACTTACTTCGGCTATATTTTCAATAAGAATTTTAGCTAAATCTCTATTGTTTGATTCTATAGCTTCTCTAACTTCTTCTGAAAATTTATTAATATAAACATCATCTTGATTGTCTAAAACAATTTCAACAGCTTTTATTGTTTGATTAAAAACCCAAGCTATTAATTCATCTGAATGAATCCAGAAATTAGATAAAGCTCTGCATTCTACGCCAAAATCTTTTTGTCTAAAAGAACCCGGTTTACCATACAATTCTCTTCTTCTATCATCTTTATCTATTAATAAAGAAGGTAAAGTAACCATAATGTCAAACATTTTTACTATTCTCTCGCTGACTTCAAAGTCTGGGTTTGGATATCCAATATGAACATGTCCACCTACACATCTAAGATTAGTGTTTGAATCTGGTTTTGGATTTAAATCTTGAAGGTAAACATTTAAGTCTGGTTCACATCCAAATTCTTTTGCTTGACGAGTTTGTAAGTGAATAGGATTTATTTCAGCTGAAACTATTGTTGATAACTTACAGCCATTTGCATTAGCTAAAACTTCCAAATGTTCTTTTACAAAATTAATGTTTTCAACATACTCTTCAGCTGTTTCACATGCAGGAATATTAAATTCAAATGCAATATTATCTGTTTGAATAAAATGACCTTTATTTGTTATTGGATGAGGATCTCTTTTTGTTCCTGGAATCATTCCTACTGCAGAAACTATTTCTCCATCTTTTTCAATAAATATTTCAGGATCGCTGCCTAATTTTATATCGTGTTTTTTAATTTTTATTTCCATTTTTTTTATGTTTTTTTAAGTGTTAATTTACCAACCATCATTATTTGATGGTTCAACTTGTTCTTCTGTGTTAGATAAAAAACTAAAATAATCATCAACTAAGCTATCTTGTATTGGTTTCGTAGCATTTTTTGACGTAGTTTTAATTCCTATTTCATTAACATAATTATACGATGATGCTAATATAAATGATTCTCCATTAAAAATATAAGAATTTCCATCTACCCCAGATCTCATCCACCCATGTGGTATTGAATTCATTCCTAGAGGAACAGAGTAATCTACAAATTCTTCATTTGTTTTTTTATTTGCAATTGATTTTTTTAGTAAATACTTATTAATTAGCTTTAAACAATATTCAGAACCTTTACTGCCTATACACCATTCTGGATGAGGTTGAATACATAAAGAATTAGAGTTGTTATAATAAATTATTTCAGACTCTAAAAAATTTTTTGGTAACTTTATGTTTTCATTTTTACCATTTAAATATTGATTACTTTGAAAATACTTAGACCAAGCTATTAATTCATAACTATTTTTCTTTAATTCAAAAGGATTCATCATTTGATGGTGATCTGAAGATATTGTATATGTTGTTCCAGAAGTTGTTTCAATAACTTGCTCGTTATTTTTATGACCTTCTACATGTTGAATTAACTTGCCTCCATTATATACTGTAAGTAATTGAGCTCCTCTGCATATTCCTAATTTAGGAATACTGCTCATAAAGTAAGTTTTTGTTGATTCTGGATAAAGATATAAGAACTCATCTTGATCTCTTTTTTTATTTACATAAGTATTTTTACCTCTACTTTCGTAATATCTTTCTGGATCAACGTCTTCTCCTCCAGTAAAAATCATTAAATCTACTGTTTTTAGTAAATTAACATCGTCTTCACTTACTTTTTTTAATCTTTCAGGATTCATGTCAATAACTGACACTTCGAATTCTGTTTCTAAAAATTTAACAATAGATCTATCAATCATATTTGCAGCAAATAATACTACTATTTTTTCTTTCATTTTATATTCCTTTAGTTTTTGACAATATTACTTTTCTTATTTCTTCCATATATTTTTTAGCGCACACTGATATTTCATCAGTTCCATTATTCATTGAACTTGCTGAATTGCATTCTAATAAAATATAATCTTGATATTCTCTTGCTTCACCATCTTTATTTTTTGGAGTTTGAACTCTAACATCAAAAGATAGAATGTCTGCTCCAATTGATTTTAAAGCAAGAACACAATGAGATACTATGTCATTCCATGAATTTGGTTTAAAGAAGTTTTCATTTTCCTCTAAGAACCAAACACATATGTCATCATGCCTTCTCCATTTCTGATCTTCAGGAACATCTGCTTTTAAAGCTTTTCTACAAGCATAAAAACAACCTTGTTCTGTTACATGTAATCTAAATTCGTGACCATAGTTCATAAATTTTTCATAAATATAATTTACAGGACTATGTTCTTTAATCCATTCTTCTAGTTCTTCAGCGCTTTTTATTAAAGTATTGCCTTTGCCTTTTGAACCAAAGTGAGCTTTTGCTACTATTGGAAACTTTTCTGAGGCCCATCCACGTAAAGTTTCTAGGTTTGTATATTGTATCCATTCTGCAGTTCTTACTTCAGCTTCTGTAAATTTTTGTTTCATCAATAATTTATTTGCTGAATTCTTAATACTTTGAACTGTATTAACTTCTATACGTTGACCACCTTTAGCTATTGTATCTTCCATCTCTGTAGAAGAACCAAATCTAACCACTGATCTATAAGGCAAAGGAACGATGTGTTTAAACTTAGCTCTAAGTATATTGTGACTTGGATGTCTTGATAATATAATTGGCCTGAACTGAGTTATTGTTTTTGTTTTTTTACTTACAGGACTTTTTCTAGATGTAAATAAATCAGAATGTCTTATTCTTTTAGTTTCCATTTTGTAATAATTTTTTAACAATTATTGAAGCAATTCCATCATTTATTTCTTCAGGATGGTATTGAACTCCATAAATATTATGTGAAAATTTTGCAATTTCTACATTTTTAAATGTTTTATCAAAAGCTAATACTTCAACATCAGTTCCTTCAAAGTCACTAAAACAACCTTGATGATGTAAAGAATTTACTTCATACTTTGTTTTTGTAAAACTTGTTTTCTCAATAATTTTAAACAAATTATCTGTTCCAATTAAAGTATCAACTCTTTCTGCTCTGTGTTTTGTGGAGTAATCAAAAGGATGATTTTGAACCAACGTTCCTCCAAATTTTACACATAGTTGTTGAAAACCTAAACATATACCAAATATTGGCGTATTGTTTTCAATGTATTGATCTAAATTGTTTTCATAAAAGTACTGCTTCATAACATCTGTATTTGATGTAAAGAATCCTGGTACTTGATTCATTGATTGAGGGGCTATATCTAGTCCACCTGGCAATACTAATAGATCTAATCCTTCAACAATTCCTTGTTGTGGAGATAATATATGTACAATACCAAAGTTACTTAACCAGTCAATATATGGCTTAGTTACACCAAAGCTATTTTCACCTGTATTCCAACCTACTATTCCTATTTTTTTCATTTTTTTTTATTTTTTTTTAATTTACATGTTTTGATACACTGCGTAATCTGCGTAATCATAATCTTCTAATATGATTGAATCTGTTATATTAGTTAATTTATCTATATATGTTACAGCATCTCCATATGGAGTTTTAATAATTAATTTATTATTTCTATTGTATTCGTAATTTTTAAAATGCCATCCTTTTAGATTTTCTATTTTACTACAATCTTCAGAACTTACTTCCCAAACTTCAAATACAACAGAAGTACTTCCTAACTTTAAACCTACAGTACAATCTTTATATATTGTTTCTATTAAGGTGTATTTTGGTTCAGATAAGAATTCTCCTATTTTTTTTGAATTTTTAAGATAACAATTATTTTTCAAACCGCTTCTTAACTCACAAAAAACTGCCAATAAATTTGTTTCTTTTCTATTGAATATATTCATTTTAAAATGGTATTATTTGAGAGTTAATCATTTTTCTAGCTTCTTGTATTCCATATTTTTTTACAAAATCTGAAAAATCTTTACATTCATATTTATCATCAATTTCTATTTGATAAACATCAAATGATTCTTTAAATTTTTCAGCAAATATTTTACCCCAATTTTCTTCTTTATCAAAATCATTGTCGTAGAATATGTATATGTCCTCAAACCTATGTTTTAACTCGTCAAAAACTTGTGTTTTAGGTAATACATTTTCGCATTGCATTGAGACTGCAGGCAATCCTGTAGCTTCATATATAGACATTACATCTTTTAATGATTTTGTAATTATTAGAATATCTCCTTTTTCTGGCAAATTACACCAACCTTGCCAAACGCTGTTGTTGTGGCTGTTAATCCATTTGTAATTTTGATTAAATGGTTGATATATTTTGTAGGTTTCTTTGTTGTCTTTAAGTTCTTTAAAGCAATAAGCATATTTATCAGCTTTAATGCACCTGTCGTTTATAAAGAAATATTGTATTGGCTCTACATTAAATTTATTTAAAGTATCTAATGATATTCCATAACTATCCCAAAATAATAAATCATAAGATTTCCATTCTCTTTTAGTTTTTTTTAAATCTAGTGTTCCTGATTTATGAAGAAATTCACTTCTATCTATTGGAGTTATATTACTAACTCCTGATGATGTAGTTGATTCATTTTTCCTTACAATAAAATCATCTTCCATGTTAAAATCAATTGCTATTTTAGATAATGCTTCAAAATAATTTAGATTAAATTTCATTTGAACAAATTTAATACAATCTCCGCCACCCAATACAAAATCTTTAAAATACAACTCTCCATCTTCTCCTTTAAATAGGTTAAAAGAAGAATTAGATTCTTTTCTCAGAGGAGAAAGCATTATTTTACCTGGAATTATTTCTTCATTAGTATATTTCTGAAATATTTCTAAATCAGTTAAATACTTAAGTAACAATCTCTTTGTTATTAATGTTTTGTTTAAGTTTATCATTTCATTTTTTTATATTTAATTAGTTGTTAATTAGTGGTCAGGGCAAGAATCGAACTTGCTACCCTCCTAAAAACTAGTTGTGTTTACCAAACACACCACCCGACCATTTTCTACTTCCTCTATTCGTTGTATAGTAGTAACCAACCCATAGTAGTCAGGACAGGACTCGAACCTGCACGTCACTCTCGCCAAGAGAGTAAGACTAACATAGTTAATTACTCCATGCCTGCGTCTACCATCGCTTGAGAAATCCCAAGCCATTCCGCCACCTGACTGCCAAACTTCTAGCGGATTATCAGTTCCGGCGCTTTACACAGCTTAGTTTGTTTTATTTATTACCAGTTGCTGTCTGTAGTAGCTGTAGATGTAGACGGAGCGTCTGCCTCTATTCTTTCCATTAAGTCAGCTGGTTTTTTAGCTAATCTTGAAATTGATGTATCCGCAGATTCAACAAAGTCAAAATATCTAAGACCTAAATATTTAGAAGGTTTTTGTGTAGTACCATAAGTTACAAACACATTAACTTTATTGTTTTCAGAATTTTGTCTAATCAAAGTAAATAGGCCATCTAAAGCTTCTTTAGAAGTACTATATGTATCAAATACAAAATCTTTTGGCAATACTGATTTTGCAATAGAAAGAACTCTTCCTACTGTCCAGTTTTCTAAATCTTTATTTCTTTTATCATCATACAAAGGATTTGCTGTTGGATAATAAAATCCTACATTTACATCTCCAATTGCATCAGAAAATACTACTTTGTAATCAGGAGCATTATCAGCATCTACTGCTGTTTTTTTTGTAACTGTAACTTTTACGTTATTAACTTTTCCTGCAATTCCATTATTAAAGATTGCAACACTTCCATCAAAACTCTTATCATTTAAGTTAAAACTCATATTCTTTTATTTTTAAAATTATTATTTGGCTTATAAAATGAGGTTTTTAAAATACCCTGAGAACCTCATAACTCCGCTAACCTACGATTTAGAGGACATCCACGCCAACGATGATTATCTCGAAAGATTTTTTTATTTCAAATCATGTCTGTAATTCCTGTCTTCGATCCTGTGTACTTTAGGCTTATTCTATAAATATCTTGCTCCAATCAATAGTTAATTTACCATCTTTATCAGATTCAATCAACGTTATAGTTTTGTTCTTTAAATGATCAGGTCGAGACCCTACAATTAAAGACTCAGAAGGAGCAAAGTTTACTAGCGTTTTATTATCTTCGCGATAAACATAACCTATTGCATCTACCTGAGAACATAGTATAGAAGCTATTTTACCAGTTAATGCTAAACCTCTAGCTTCCATTTCTTTTCCTTCTTTTTCAACAAATTTACCTTTAAGGTGTCCTAAAATAATTAATGTATCACACAAAGGCTCTACTTCATTAAGAATCACATCCATAGCTTCTCTAAGGTATTGATAACCTGCTCCGTTAGGTAGCTTAGTTACATCATCTCCCGTCCAGTTTCTACCCATAGGTGTTTTTCTGTATAAAATATTAGCTAATTCTAATGATATTTCTTCTAATGCAGATACGGTATCTATTGTAATGTACTTATATACAAAACCACCTTTTTTATCATTAGCTTCTTTTATTGTGTTAAATACTTCTTTTAATACAGTCAAAGGAGTTTTGCTGTTTTCTCTTGCGAGTTGTAACACATTTATTTTCAATGCATCTAAAAATTCTGATCCGTTTTCTAAATCTAATATTAAGTTATTTTCCAAAGCAGCCACTGCTGTAGTTTTACCTGATTTAGGATTTGAAAACATTATAATCTTTTTAGGATTTACTCTAGATGCTTTAGTTTTTTGTGTTGGTAATTCAATCATACTTAAATCGTCCGTCCATACCCTTCCACTATTAAATTATTTTCTAATACTATTTATAAAGTTTTTAACTTTAACTATACCTTCGCTATCGTCTGGCTTAGGCAATTCTTTAAAATAATTTACAGCTCCATCAAAGTACAGTGGACAGATTGTTCCAGCACCACCCTCTCTTCCTCCTAGGATCTCAAAGAATCTTATATTGTCCTTAAAAAATGTAATATCATACCCTAGATAATCTGGTATTTCATGTCTGAATGGACTAAACAAACCAACAACAACATTGGCATCACGTTGTGTTTCCTTATTCCCAGCTAACCCGTCTAAAGTAGGCTTTAGTTTATTATATTTTTTATTTTCAATAGATTCTTGAGCAGCAGCTTGCTGTTGTATGACTACAGGTATGTACTTAAACCTGTTTCGTAATTTAATAAGATAATCTGAACTTAATTTACCTATAGATTCATGTAATGTCATTGGTATCCCAGTATCATAATTCTTCTCAGGACTTATTAGTCCGATATGATCTATCATTATTATTACATATTCTTCTGGATTATTTGGTTCATAATAATCTTCTACTTTAACTTCTTTTCCTTCTATCATTATTGTTCTATAATGAAGTTTTCCATTAGCTAAAGCATATTTTCTTACAAAATTATAAATTCCGTAAGGATTTCTAATATCATCAATAAATTCTACAATCTCTTCAATTTTATTAAAATAATCTTTATATTTTTCTATCACATTTAATATTTCTTCAGGTAAAACGTTATCAGCTTTAGTACTTTTTAATTGAGTTGGACTCAATCTTATACCTTCTTTAATATATAGTATATTAGAGAATGCTGATAGCATTTTTTCTTCTTTAGACATCTCTAAAGTGAAATAAAATATTTTTAGTTTAATATCTAGATTGTTATCTAAAATTTGTTGTACAGTATTGTATAAAAATAAATGATCTGCAATTTGTGTTTTCTTTTAATGCAATTTATATGTATCATGATCCATTAGAATCATTAAGTCATTGTAACAATATTTTCCTTTCCCTCTATTGTTTGTTTTAAGAGCGGACCCTGAATAATTGTATAAGTATCTAACACCTAAACAATCAATAACATTGTAACCATAAATTATGACCCATTTATCAATATCTGGACAAAATAAAAGTTTTAACCTTTTATTTTTATCTAATACTTTAGATAACTGTTTCATGAAGTGCTTTTCAGAACATCTTGGATAATAAGCTTTAACAACACTGTAAATATCCTCTACACTTCTATTTGCAGAGTCTTTACATTGAAATTGAGTTAATTCTTTATCTGAATATGTTTTTAAAAATCCAACATTATAACATCCGATACGATAACATTTTGATAAAAACGTAGTTATCCTTTCTCCCTTCTTCTTTTCTATGTTTACGTATAATTTTTGCATTCTATAATTTATAATTAAATTTAATTATTGGTTTATAATACCATACCAAAGTTTTATTTCATTTCCAGAATTTGGATTTCTAAACCATCCACTATTGTGATCACATACTTCATTTAAAAGATTATGAAAATCTTCATTAGCAACATCTCTGTTGGTTGAACACATCCACATTCCTTTTAAATTATCACTAGATATTGCATGATTAAGAACAGTGCTAAATAAAGCTTTTTTTAGTTCTATTAAATCATCTTCTTCACTTGAAACAAAATAACTACTATCAATAACATCACAAAGATTGTTTATCCCTTCAAATCTAACTATTCCACAAGAAAAATCATTGTTAGAATTTTTGTATAATGAAACATTTACTGTTTTTTCTTCATTTGATAAATCAGTATATTTTAATACTGATCCATTATAATGAATAGAATTAATACAATCTTGTTCTGTTCTTGCTGGTGCTTGAACTGGCTCTACATGTTCTTCAAATAAAGAAGCATCGTATTTTACATTTTTACCTGAATCATTTATCAGGAAAATGTACCCATCTTCTTCCTTTAGTATTTCGTATTCTAACCCTTCTGTTAGTTTGTAGTTTTTAGCGTTTTTGCAAATTTTTTTCATTTTTCTAAATTTAATATTTATATTTATAGTCTAGACTATATCATCATCCTATAAGGATGCTGGACGCTGTGGGCTGATCGTAATCTCCCTAGTCGTTACACCTTCATCAGTCTTCCCTGAAGCTTGGCACGGTATTGTCATCTTTCAATGAGTTTCACCGTTTTCATCCAGTTTAATAATAATTACAATTTATTCATTATTTCTTCATAGTCGTACAAAGAATATCCATCAACTCCTTTTGAATGATAATAGTTTTTTTTACTAAAATCACTAATCCATGCCGCTGATTTATTTTCCACAAACTTAATTACTGGTTTGCAAATATCATTGCACCATATTAGTATAATAGATTTATCTTCTTCCATAAATTCCTTAATAATCTTTAATAAAGATTCAAAAGATGTGTTTGGAAATCTAGATAACACTATTTTATATAAGTCAGTAATACTTCTATTAGCTGTTGGCTTACATTGTTCAATTAAGCATTCTTTGTCTGAATACGTTGCATATGCCTTTCCTCTTAAGAAATACCTAATTAAGGCTTTTCTTGTATTAGTTAAAGGAACGTCATGTACTGAAACATAAATAAATTCTTGTTCGTTTTGTTTCATTTTTTTATTTTGTTCTAATTTGTAAAATTATTATTTTTACATCTAAATATTACTACTTAGCTGGGCAAAACTTACCCACTTTCTTGATATTCTATATAAGACGCAACTCTTATATACGTTCTCTTATGAACTGCTATATGTTTCCATATAGAATAGACTATATCTTTACCTACTTGAGGTAGCTCCCTTTTCCACAATCATAAACTTATTGTGTACACCTGCAAACGGTTAGTCGTTGAACGTTCTCTTAAAATAAGAGCTTCGCTGCTGATTGTCTTCGTCATTAACGGTCAGATGTTCCAGCAATTAAAGAGCTTGTCATCTAAACATCGCTGTTTAGCGTAGCCTGTTTTAATTTTATAAAATATTTCTTTTTAAATTTACGATTATTTTTAATTCCTTTAGAAATTTCATTTTGATAACAATTTAAATATTTAGCACATTCTTTGAATGAGTTAAAAGTTTTTATTGTTTCAAAATTATTACAATCTATTAATTCTACTTGTTTTTTAATATAATCATTATTTTTTAAATTTTTCATATAAGGTTTCATTTTTTCTACATAATCTAAAGACCATAAAAAATTTCCACCTTTTTTATATGTACCATTTAAAAATCTACAAATTGTAGATTGATGTATATTGTTTTCTTTACAAGCATCAACAATATAATTGTAGCTTTTAATATAATAACCATTTAAATCATATTGATGAATTTTTTTACCAAAACTACTATGTTGTAAAACCTCTTTTACAATGTTAAATTCTGGATTTAAATTGTCAATATAAAATTGTTCTCTTTCAATTAATTTTTCTTTTTCACAATATTCCAATATAATATATATAAAATTATCTTTAGAATACTTATTCCAAGAATTTTGTAATATTTTATTACCGTGTTTATTTTTTAATAATTGACATTTGTGATTAATTAATCGTTCTTGTAAATTTTTAGAACTACCAATGTATTTCTTTTGATTTACTAAATTTAAAATACAGTATATACCTGATTTTTCAAAATACTCTTTTGTAATTGTTTGCATAAAATAATTTTTATACAAATATACGAAATTTATTTTAAAATAGCAAGTAATAACTGCAATATTTTATAATATTATTTATAATAACTATTTGCAGTCACATTATAATATTTACCTTGTTCTATACCTGGATTTTCTTCTTCAAATCTAGGTAGTCCCCAAGGTATACAATTTATTCTTCCTGATACTATTCTATTACGTCTTTCAACAAGAGTATCAAATACTCTATCATATAAGCTGTTTTTTTCTGTCATAATTATTTTAAAGTGCTTGTCCAATTATCTGCTACTTTTATCTCTGTTTCATCAACAAAAGCACTCAGCCTTGAACTTTCTTCTTTACCGTCTTTTTTATAAATAAAATAATCAGCTTGTTGCAAATAGGTATTATCATTTAAAGAATTTATGTATATGTCCGCCGCATTAAGTATTTGTTTTGGTGAATATGTTGGATTTTCTCGCATCCATCTTTTCATTTTCTCTTTACAAGTACTTAAACTGCCCATGCTTCCAGGTTTTAAACCTTTCCATTTATCTCTAAATTCTTCAATAAAACTATTTAACTCATTATTAACAAGTCGTTCTGATTTTCTTATTTCTTTTTTACTTTTAACAGAATTTACTTTTTCTATTAATAATAACTCTATTAATAGATTTCCTCTTTCACGAATAGTTATTTCATTTTCAGTATTTTTTATAAATTGTTTTTGTTGTAAGGAATCTAATAATTTAGATTCTATTCCTAGTTTTTCATACAGTTGTATTAATCCTAGAAATTCATCAATAGAAATATTCTGTTCTTTCAATACTTGGAAATCAAGTATATAAGAATTTTCTATCATTTAATTTATCTGAATTTAAAAAACACTTCAAGTTTTTCTATTAAACTGTATTTGTTTGATTTCCAAATTAATA